GACGGCGTTTTGATACCATCTCGAAGAAACGCCGGGCTCTTCACCCGTTATGTCCCCCCGAGTCGCGGCTTTGCAGATGTTGAGGCTGAGTTGGGCGAGGGTCACAACGATGCTCAGTCACTGTGGGATGCTTCTTCACACATGAAGTATGGTCGCAAGGTTCGTTTCAAGAGTCGGAACACCAAGCAGACCATCTTCAACGGACACTCCACACTCGACCCTGAAGTTGCCAATCAACTCGGACCTCTAACCCCTGACGAGCGAGAAGCGCTTATCGGAAAGAAGGGATATGACCACATGCTTGAGCGTCATCCTACCTCAGCACACAATCCAATCATGGCCGCTGGTCAAGTGGGTGCTGAAACAAGGCATACTCAGAACGCTCGTCTAACGCACAACATGACAACACGACTTGGGCGACTACATCCCCCTCACGACCCTGCTCCCTTCATCATGTTGAGTCACGAGCAAATGGCTCAACCGAAGTTTGAGATTGCACGCTCACACGACCCAACCAACCCTCAAATCTTCAGCAACATCCACGGCTTGCGTGGAAAAAGTATGGTGGAAGGCATACTACGAGGTAGCGTTGAATATCAGGAAAATGTCGAACACGCCATGGACCAAGTTGCTCAGTTGGAAGATATGGTCGAGATGTATGACGGCAACGAGGAAGAGATGCCTGAAGATTTGCTTGAGCGTCTTCAAGAGGCCAAGACCAATCTTCGTCATCTCGAAGAAGTCGAGGGGATGCAAGAACAAAGCGGACGAGGCTACAAGAAACATCATGCTGAGTTTGATGAGAAGATGGCGGGTGACTTGCAGGCCATCTCAGAGATGGCGAAACGCTTGAAGCCTATCATGGAAAAAGCGGACCCCTCTGCCTTTGACCCATCAAACAAACTGAAGTTCCTTGCGAATACGAGTCGCCTCTTCTACGACGCTAACCGCATGCTGATGCGAGTTCCACATGATGCTCATGGTCTGTCCACTTACGGCCCCGGCCTTGACGAAGAGCAGCGAGAATCAGCCAGTGCTGTTGCTTCAAAAGTCAGCGGTGAAACCATTGTCCCTCATCGTAACATGCTCACCAGTGTCATGCAACACGGTGTTCCCTTGACTCAAGACATGAGCACGGAGGAAGTCATGACTGCACTTGGCTTTGACCACGATGAAGATGACCCGCTCTACCAACAACACTACGACCTTGCTGACAAGATTCGTCAACAGACACCTGACGAAGGTGCACTTCACGCCATCACCCACGGTAGTCTTCTCAGCACAGGTATGCAGTTCCACCCGCGTGGTCAGGACATTTCACTATCACATGACAAACACATTAACCACATTGACGAGTTCGACCGAGTCTACGAAAACGAGCCTGTCGTTCAGCGCTACCGTGAGGCTGAGCGTCAAAAAGCAGCCACGGGTCGAATGGTTGGGCAGGGCAAGAGCACAAAGGGACTGAATGATTGGGTTAAGACTTCTTACGGTGGCAAACTTGGTGTCATTCCTCGCTTGTTCAGTCGTGGTTACGAGCAAGAGGCAGCCAAGTATGGACTCACTCGCCATGCCATGGGAGCGGTCAAGGACCCAAGAGGGAGCGCTCTCAAAGAAGGTGTCAAGTCCCTCATCCACGATGTCATCACCGTTGACCCGTCTCAGATTGACCCCCAACTGCTCTCCAGTGTTCAGATTGATGACACCCTCACAAACCAAACTGTCCTGAATCGAAGAGGCGGTCGAAAGATTCACCCTGCCACATCCCTGAAGGGTGCCAGCATTGGTGACTACTACACCTCGGGTGGTATGGAGCATGGTTATCGGATGGAGCCCACTGTCGGTATCGAATGGAACGGTCGTGAGTTTGTCGCTGGCACCAACATGCCGAACCAGCAATACCTGCATTCCATTCAGCGCCCACTTCTCGACTTGGTTCACGGTCAAGAAACAGTCGACCAAGCACTGGCTGGAGCCGGACAAGTGATGAGCACACCGAATGCAACTCAAGTGTCCATCGCTTCAGGTGGTCGTGCTGAGGCGGACAATCCGTTCGACATCGGTAAGTCTCTCACCGCCTTGATGGACCCCGATGCACTACTCAAGAACGATGGCAAGAAGCCGATGCCTATTCTTCCAATGCACCGAATCTTCTCACTGAAGGACTTTGACTCACTACGAGGTTTCAGTGGTGAGTGGGCGGCTTCGATGCTGCCTGAAGGTGAACGCTTCATCGTTCGTCGTAAGTCCGGTCGTGTTACTGCTTACAACACTGAGGGTGACATCGCCCTGACTTCTGAGGACAAGACGCAGTTCAGAGCGCTGACTGAGAAGAACTACCTCGTTGATGCAGTCCGTCATGGTGACGAGATTCATCTTGTCGACATCATCGAATACGATGACACCAACATCGCCGACATGAATGTGCGTGAACGGCTGAAGGTCCTACGAGGACAGTTCGACAGTCACGAGCACATCATCGTCCCCGGCCCCCATAATCTTCGCTTGACCGATGAAGAAGGACTCCCCGCTGTCGTGGAGAGCCTCAAGGAATCAGGCAATCGCATCTTGTTGCGTGACGCTACCTCGACCTACATGCGTGGTGAGCGTCGTCATCCAAAGTGGTTCTTGCTGCGTCCCGACAAGAAGGTCAGCCTGATGGTTCTCGATGTTCGAGGCAAGGGTCCCTACACCTACCGCTTGGGAGCAGGACCATTGGACGCTGAAGGATTGGGTAACCGTGGTGTTGAGCATGAAGGTGAATCCTACCTTGATGTGGGCACTGTGACCAGTCCGAAGCCATTCAACGAAGGCGATGTTGTCAGCGTTTCAGTCTCGGGCGTTAAGTCCAAAAAGCGTGGTGACAAGACCATCTACGATGTTACGGCTTCCAAGGTGGCTGGTGAGAGTGATGACGCTCCTGTTTCATTGGAGACGCTTTCGCTGTTGACCAAGTCACACCCCATTATCCCAGTTCACTTCTCTGTCGACATTGAAGATGACAGACTCATCCTTTCCTTCCCCGAAGTAGACACGGTCGTCTACAAGATGGAGAGCGGTAATCATGGCACATGGGCACATTCTCCCAAGTCTACGCTGGGCGAACTGCAAGGCAGTGAGTATTCTCTGTTGTTGGCTGAGAGCGTTCGCCCACTGTGGTCGCCAGCCGCGTCGCTGATGTTGAAGGGTGTCAAACCTGACAAGATAGAAGGCACTCGTAGTATGAGCGACCCGAAGCACCGTAGAGAGTCCGAGAAGGAATCAGCGGGTGTGATTGATGCCGATGATGAATCGACTGTCATCAAACCGAAGCGACTGGAAGCCATGACGAAAACGCTGTTGCGAATCGCCGACCTTGTCGACCGTGTTGAGAAGGAGAAGATGAGCGGCGGCCCCGGTGCACGGGGTCTTGGTATTGATGTTGGTTCAGGTATCGAATCCCCTCGTGGTCCCACGAGACTTACCTCGGAACAATCCATCCCTGATTGGGATATGTTGGACCGTCCTACCGAGGACCCGGAGGAAGAATACCCAGCAGTGCGTAACAAGAGGCTCAAAGAGAAAAATGGCGCTCAGTCTACTGCTTATGAAGCAGAATCGAAAAATGATTGATGCCGCTTTATTTATGTAGGAGAGCACACAGAGGGGTGGTTAGTGTGTTGCTCAGAACTCGACCGGACAGCCTCTCCCTCCTCAAAGGGAGTAACGACCTCGTGGTCGCAGGCTATGCCAGTGTCGAACTGGTCGACAAGCAGGGGGATTTGATAACTCGTTCGGCCTTGAAAGACGCTTTCAAGAAGTTCATGGCCGACCCGAAGTATAGGAATGTGCAACTCGCTCATTCAAACATTCAGGTAGGAGAAGTCATTCCACAATACACAGACAGTGAAGGGAGGTTTTGGAAGAGCGAAGTTGATGACGCCGGAATGTTCGTCGTAGTTCAACTCAGAAATGACATCGAAAAGGCACGAGAAGTGGCAGCCGAAGTCAGGAAGGGTAACTTAGCGGGATTCAGCATCGGAGGACAAGCATTCAAGCGAGTTCGGAAGCACGATACTAACCACGGCAACTACCAAGAAATCAGCAAACTCGAACTACACGAAATCACCATCTGTGAGAAAGGAATCAACCCTGAAGCAACATTCAAAATCCTGAAAGAAGACACCAAAACGGAGATGAACAAAATGACCGACGATGTAATGGACCAAATGAACAGCGTGCTCGAGCGCCTCGAAGGACGACTCGACTCGATGGAAAAAGGAATGCCCGAACACTTGAAAGAGGCTCAGAAGAAGAAAACTGAGAAGAAGGACATGCCTGAAAAGATGGAGGGCCACAAGATGGAAGAAAACAAGATGGGCGCTTACAAAGGCGACGACGAAGAGAAGAAGGACGAGAAGAAGAAGTCCGACGAGTTCTCCGATGTCATCACGGCTGAATACCTCGACTGGATGGAGAACACTCTCAAGTCCGCAGGTGTCAACACTGATGAGGCTCGTGCTCACTTCGACGGCATCGCCAAGGCCAACCTTGGTTCCACTCCTGAGGAACTGTCCGACTACGACACTCGCTTCGCTGCTCAAGTGAAGGGCCGTGCTCAAGAAGGCGGTTCCCCATCCACCAACGCTCTCGCTCGTGCTGGTCTTACCA